ATCGCAGCTATCGCAGGTGCTTACAAACTTAAAAAGTTTGACCAAACATTAGCTATGGAAGATGCGACACTATACACAATTAAACGCTTTGCTAACGGTCGTCCAAAGGACAACAAAGCGGCGTTAGTGTATGACTTAGATGTACAATTTCCTGTTCCAGGAGAAACGCCAGAGCCTTAATTTAGGGCTTTAGGCGTTTTTAAATTGAAAGGAGGTAGTAGAGAGTGGCAGAGAAATATAAGGTCATAAAGCGCTTTAGAGAAGTGAAACATGACAATCATATTTATGAAGTCAATGACTATTATCCTGTGGAGGGCAAACGAGCAACAAAAGCTCGAATTAATCAACTTCTCACAAAAAACAATAAAGAAAATACAATATTTATCGTTGCTGAAACGAGTGATGAAGATGACGGCAATTGATGAAATTATCTTAACTGAATTTAAAGATCGTATGAAACTTGGTGATGATGAAGATGACAATCTAACACGTATTTTAAAAGCATCTGTGGAGGACTTACAAGCCATTTGCGGTGATTATGATATAAACACTAGCGAACGTTTTAAAGAGCTTGTATTCGAACGCTCACGCTATGCCTATAACGATGTATTAGAGTATTTCTCTGATAGTTTTTTAACGCAGATTGTAAATTTATCTTTAGCTAAAGCAATGGAGGAAAAAGACGAATGAAGCGTATTCCAAAGCCAATTGTTGAAGCGCAAAAATTAAACACTGGAGAAATGCGAAATAAAATCGAGATTCAAGAATACATCGAATCAGTTAATGAAAATGGTTATCCAATCGAGGAATGGACAACAAAGCATGTATTGTGGGCAAAAATTAAAACGGTTAAAGGTTCTGAAACAATTTCCGCGGCTGCTGAAGTCAATACAAATACGTATCGTTTTATTGTGCGATATACAAATGGATTAAATGCGAAACACCGCTTGATATTCAAAGGACAACATTATGATATCCAAGCGGTGTTAAATGATGATGAGTTAATGAATACACAGACAATTATCGCTGTTATTCAGAATCAGTAGGTGATAGTATGAGTGGGTTTGATATTGAAATGTTAGGGTTTGAAGAATTACAACGTGAACTTACAAGCCGTTTAAATCCAGAAAAGATTGTCGAACCAGCATTACAAAAAGGGGCCGAACATCTACGCGATAAGTTAGAGGCTGAGGTATATAAATTCGGGTTTAATAGGCGTACTGGTAGGTCACAAGATTCTATGATTATCGCTGATAAAAATGAAGATGGAACTATATCGATTGGAGTTAGTAACCAATCAACAGACGCCTTCTACCTCTACTTCCACGAATGGGGAACAAGTAAAATGCGAGCTCGTCCGTGGTTACGTCCAACATTTGAACGTGAAATGAATCGTATTATCGAGATTATGAAAAGTGAATTAAAAGTAAGGATGAGGCTATGAGTATTAATAAAGTTATACGTGATGCCTTGTTGCCACTGAAAGTTCCAGTTATGTACATGACATATACAGGCACTGAAACAACTTATATTACCTTCTTTAGATATAACGAACGAGGAGCGTTACAGGCTGACGATACAGAGCAAATGACACGCCATTCAGTTCAAGTTGATATTTGGGGCAAGGGTGATATAGAAGCGCTCACAGAGAGCGTAAAAGACCAATTACAAGCGATAGGATTTGTGAGGAATTCCTTTTTCGAAGATTACGAGAAGGATACCAAAATATATCACAAAGCCTATCGTTTTTATTATGAAAAATAAGGAGGCTATTTAATTATGGCAGGAGTATTAATCGGTTTATCGGATATTCATTATACAAAGATTGCACCAGGTGCTACAGATGCTACTACAGCATTTGCTAATCCAATCCAAAAACTAGCTAAAGCAATCGAGGCTAAAGTTACACCAAAAACTTCTAACGCTGTTTTATATGCGGATGATGGTGCTGCAGAGTCCACTTCAGCAGAAGGTGAAACAGAAATGGAATTTAAAATTGATGCGCTAGCAAATGCAGTCTACGCTGATATTTTAGGAAAAGAAATTAATGATGATGGTGTTGTAATTGATGCATCTGGTGATGTGGCACCTAACATTGCATTAGCATTCCGAAGCCTAAAATCAAACGGCAAGTACCGTTATTTCTGGTACTACAAAGGCAACTTCCAACTACCAGAAGAAAACTACAAAACAAAAGGAGAAAGCGTTGAGTACAATACACCTTCTGTTAAAGGAGTATTTGTAAACTCTGACGTTGTTAAAAACTCAAAAGGTGAAGGCGTCAAGCGAATGTTTGTAGATGAAGATGACAAAGGTGTAGATGCATCCGTTATTCAAAACTGGTTCAAAAATGTATACACAGGTGCAACAACACCTACACCTTAATGAAATAAAACAGTTTAAGAGGGCGATTCATTTCGCTCTCTTTTTATTATGCAAATTTAACTAAAGGGAGAGATTTTGTATGTCTACAAAAGCACAAGTAATGAAAGATGAAGGTGTAAAAATTACGTTAGGCAATAAAGAATTTGAAGTGCGTTTTGACTTAAACGCTTTATGTAATCTGCAAGAGAAATTTGGAGATTTTACAAAGGCATTTGACGGCTTAGAAAAACAGGATTTTAAAAAGATTCGAGCATTATTACATGTCGGATTGGCCAATGGTGAAAACATCAAAATTACTGAAGAAGAAGTTGGAGCATTAATCAATATGAAAAACATAACAATTGTGACTGATGCACTTACACAAGCATTTGGTGATGCTATGCCATCCACAGATGAAGAGGGAAAGTAAACGATCCGCAAGGCGACAAAGAGTTGCCAGCGGATTTTTTTATATACATCGGAACTGTCCATTTGAACATGGATGAAGAGAAAGTGTGGAGGACAACACCACGAAAGCTATTAGCCCTATGGAATAGGCACAGTATTCACAAAGGTTGGAAGAAGAAAGAGGAATCAGAGCAAATACTACGTGCTTATGCAGACCAAGTCCAGTGGTAGAAAGATGGTGAAATGAATGGCTGAAATTGGTGATTTAAAGGTCAAGTTATCCTTGGATAATGCACAGTTTGACCGCTCAGTTAAAAGCATGAACACAACCCTAAAAGCAATGGGTCAAGAGATACGAGGGCTTCAAAACAAAGGCAAGGAATGGGGATCTACGGTTGATGGCTTAAAGCAAAAGCAAGATGCTTATAGTCGACTGTTAGAGGGACAACAAACCAAAGTTAAAAAGCTTGCTGAAGAATACCAAAAAGCCAAGGCAGAACAAGGCGAACATGCTGACAAGACACAAAAATTAGCAGAGCAATATAATCGTGCAACAGCCGAAATGACACGTACCGAAACTGAATTAAAAGCAATTTCAGCTGAATTAAAAAGAGCAGAAGCGGAACTAGCAAAATCTCAATCTAGTTGGAATAAGTTTGGCGAAGCTGCTATGCAAGCAGGCGAAAAATTGAAGGCTGTTGGCGATAATATGAAAAACATCGGTCAAGAGTTATCAATGAAGGTTACTGCACCACTTGTTGGAGTAGGGGCTATAGCAGCAAAGGTTGGTTCTGATTTCGAAGCCGGAATGTCTAAGGTTGCGGCTATTTCAGGAGCAACAGGTGGAGATTTAGCAGCACTAGAAGCGAAGGCTCGTGAAATGGGTGCAACTACTCAATTTAGTGCATCCGAAGCTGCTGATGCGTTAGGATTCATGGCTATGGCTGGATGGAAAACGAAGGATATGTTAGCTGGTATCGGTGGTGTCATGAATTTAGCAGCAGCATCAGGTGAAGATTTAGCTATGGTATCTGATATTGTGACAGATGCTTTAACAGCATTCGGAATGAGTGCCAATGATACAGGGAAGTTCGTCGACATATTAGCGGCAGCATCTTCAAACTCAAACACTAATGTTGCTATGCTAGGTGAATCATTTAAGTATGCGGCTCCTGTAGTGGGTGCTTTAAAAATGAACGCTGATGATGCGGCTTTAGCATTAGGTTTAATGGCGAATGCAGGTATCAAAGGGTCAAACTCAGGTACGGCATTACGTACAATGTTAACTAACTTAGCATCTCCAACAAAGGATATGGATAAAGCAATGGGTGCCTTGGGCATCTCTCTTACTGATTCTGACGGAAAAATGAAATCACTTCGTCAAGTAATGGATGATTTACGTGACGCTTTCTCAAAG